ACCTCGGATTCTTCGTCATCCGGTGGTGTGATGCCACCATTGGGCATAGCCTGCTTGGTGGATGCCATACCCTAGTTTGTGCCTAGCAAAGAACCGGATCCGGTCGCAGGGTTAATTGCTGACTGCAACATCGTCGAACGGAAACCATACTTGTTGGCATTGTCTTTTTGTGCCTGGTATCCTGCCTCGGCTGCTCCAGAATTGATTTGCGTGGGTGTCGCCAATTGTGGTGGAGGTGGTGGAGGTGGAGTTGGAGGTGGAACCGGAGGTGCTGGTGGTGGCGTGTAATTGCCGTAGTTCTGATTGCTATGACTGCCACCACTAAACCATTTCCCAATATTGCCAAAGAAATTGCCACCTTTAGCAACTAGAAGATCGGGCTTTTCATCACGCTTGACAGGAGGAAACGGGACACCTCCAGCAATTGCCAACTCTGGGGTTAATCCATTGATTATGAACGAAAAGATTTCACGCATTTCCTCCAGATAACATCCCACTCATATCGACGCAAGATGTTATTTCGTTCAAAAGATGCATACTTGTATTTGTTAGGTGCGTACATTGCCAAGTCCACCAATGCACCGGAGTAAAGGTAGACATGCCACATGTCGGGTGGTGTATCCCAGGTGTTGTGCCAGGGGTTGACGATATCATCTCCCATTGCGTCATGGGATACGGGTCGTGCCATGTAGAAAAGGTTCTCATCAGAATACACAAACCCGTGCATGAGATGTGCCTCCAGATCCTCGGCAAATGTCCTGGCACATTTCTCCTTCTGATAGACTGCTGCTGCTCTTTCGACGGGTCTCATCGGTTGGCAAACTTCTGCCTCATCCCAAAGTGTTGACGGAATGCGGTGCGTGGGATGTGGGTGCGATCAATGATGAGACCCTGCTTGAGACCCTGGAATGCCAGTGAAAAGGCATCGGCTGCATGGGAGGAGTGATCGTGTACCGGAACCTCCTGCACACTCACCCCGTCCCTCATTTCCTTGGCATGGTAGTTGTCAAGCGAGTCCAGACCATCGGCACACCCGTCCTGGTTGAAAGAGACCCGTGGGAATGCGTCGAGTGCCAGGTTGATGCCGTCCCACACATTGTGCTGCCTGTTGACACCGGAGATATTGACCAGACCAGCAGTGAGCAGATTTCCCTCCCACAGGGATCCGTTGCGGGTCTGGGCATCGTGGGGGATCAGATGACACCCGAACTGGTACTGAATCCCCTTGAGCCTCGCCACCCAATCGGCAGGGGTGGCACAGGCATGATCCCCAAAGAGACACTGGAGCATCACGATCCGGTCACCGATGACTTGAAAGCACCACACCCTCTGGTTGTTGGCTCCACCCACATCCCATGCCGTGTAGACCGGAGACTCCTTGTGCCAGAGGATGTCGTTACTCACCCTCTTCTCGTTTCGGGCAGTCTCCAAGGCACGGGAGTAAATTGCCCCGATGCGTGAGACGGCAAAGGAACAATTGAATTCCTGCTCATACACATGCTCCGGTGTGCCTCGTTTGATTGCTGCCAACTCCTCCGGTGCAATGAGACCACTCTCATCTGCCGTGAGGAGCATCGTGTACCATTCTGGATCGTTCAGTGCCTCTTGCCACATTCGCCAAAAGATGTTCCTGCCCTTGGGAGTTCCAATAATGACTGCCTTGCCCTGGTAGTCTGCCAAGCAGGGTCGGATAACTGAATGCCATGCGGAGGCAGGGATGTCTGCCATCTCATCAATCACCACCAGATCCATGAATGTGCCTCTAATTCGCTCAAAGTTCTCACCCGATAGCAGCTTGATCACTGCCCCATTCGGGAATGTCACCGTCAGATCTGCCTCGGTGATCTTCACCTTGGGGATCTTCTCCACATATCGCTTGAGTTGCGACCAGGAGATGTCTTTCACCTGGGAGTAGGTGGGTGCGATCATGGCAGCACGAACCGGAGGATCCTGCCTGGGGTGGGTCAGCACCTGGTGGATCATGTCTTGGATGCAGGCAACGGTCTTCCCTGCCCGTCGATGGCAGACCAAAATTGCAAACCTCTGCTTTCGCTCAAGGAAGGCACGAAACTGCTTGCGAGGGGAGACCTCCATGTCTGCCTCAATGAGATCAGTTACAGTCTCCACCGATCTTTATGTTGATTTTTACCCTACCCGTCTGCTCCACCTCCACCTTGTCCCCGAAGACCTTGGGAGCGAGCTTGCCGAGCAGCCACTTGTAGGTGTCCACCCGTAGCTTGGATCTCTGGATGTGGTCGGTATTGGGTACGGTTGACTGATGTCCGGTCTTGGCATCCTCCCTAATCATCCAATCATTCCTGCCGTCATTGGCAATCTGGAGAATCTCGTCGGCATAGTGCTGAATCTGTAGCTCACGGGCATGTGCGTATTGGTAACGAAAGTTTTCGTTTTCATGCAGCCACCGATTGACTGCTTGCCTAGAAGGCATGCCTGCTTCCGAGCAAATATCCCGTAAAGAGAGACCATCACCGATCTTCTGGCAGATCTCTTGTGCGATTTCTGGAGTGAACGATGACGGTCTCCCGATGGGCTTGGGAGGAATGGTTGCTATGGCTTTCTTTTTTGCCATGAAAGGTTTCGCTTTGCCGATTGGGGAGATGCTGCGAATGACACCCTAAAGACGCAGAATGACTCCTGCACCCCGACACTCTGGCAACTTATGCACTGGAAACTAGAACGGGATGTCCTCGTCGAGATAGGGGGAGAGGTCGGTGAACAGGGGTGCGTTTTTCTTGGGTTCGTACACAGGAGGAGAATTGCGAGTCGGTTTATCCGGTGAAGGGTGACTCTTGAATGCACCCTGCTGCTCTCGAAATTCACTGACCTTGAGACTGATAAAATTCTGCCCGTTGCGTGAGACTTTTGTCCAGGCAGCGAGTTGCCACCGTTTCCCCTTCTCATCGGTGAAGTGACCCGTGTGGGTCGGTGACTTGGGGTTGCCCATGTTTTCCTTTTCAAACAGGACTCCGGTGTTCTCTTGTGGGTATTCGTTTTTCTGGTTCTGGTACATGCGTGTCGGTTGGTTGTTCTCGGTGGGTGTGATGCCACCTTGAGACCGAACTAACGCAGGGTGTCTGGGGTGGGCAATGCTTTTGTTTCCAGTGCCTCAATCATGTGATCCACAAACCACCGTGCCTTTTTGAGATCTTCCAGTTCCTTGTCCGGTGATCCCTTCTTGCCTGCCCTGTAGATGTATTTGATGGCAGCACCCTTGGGGAACGAGAGGTGACCGATCATGTCGATGAGTTCGATTCCCTTCGGATTGTCGGTGTAGTGGGACGGGTGATTGACGGGGTCACTCATTTTTTTATGCGTTTTTTGATCCACTCTATTGCTGCCTCAATCTCTGGGATAAAGCAGATCAGAAACAACAGGCACATGAGCAGGCAGCAGAGTGCCAGGAATGTGAGCAGCATCGTGATCATTGGATCTCCTCCTTGAGTTTGCGTAGGTTCTGCGATGCCCTGCCCCAGGGTTCGTAATTGACATACGCTTTTGCCCATCCGTTTTGCTGGAGGGTCTCGGCAATTTCAATGGCACGGTTGAGTTCCCGTTCTAGGGTTCGTGCGTGTTCCACCAGATCGGTGGCATACCCACCAGGCATGACCCGTGAGTCGGTGCGTGGGGTGTCACTCGGATTGCTCATTTTCTTGATCGTGTCGGATTTCCTTGATGATGTTTTTGAGGATCATTGCCTGCTCACTCTCACGACCGTGGAATGTCCGGTAGTGGATGTATTGGGTGTAAAGGAAAGCAACGAGTTGCTCCCTCATGTCCTGCCTGCCCTGTTCGTATGCATTCATGCTTTGTAGGTGGTTCTGGTGAATCCGTTCTTCATGTGGGTCACCCTTCCGGTTGACTCACGCTTGACCGAACGGATCTGTTCCATCCCATCTCGGAATGCGGAAAGTTTGACCCTCCAAGCATCTCCCTTGCCCTGGGTGCGTTTGAGTCCTGGTCGAACACTCATGGGTTGAGTTCCTTGAGGTGATCCAGCAGGGTGTCCGGTGGTTGCAGATCGGCATCTGCCACTGCCACCCGTTGCCCGTAGCCAAAGTCCTTGAGGATGTGCTTGTCTCGGAATTGCTCACGGGTGATCCACCCAATGATATCCACCTCACTGGCACCGGATAGGGATGTTGCTACCCCAATCTCTGCTGCGAATTTCTCCAGGGTGTTGAAGTACAGATACTTGGTGTAGGGCTTTCGGCATTTCACCTGAATGCGAGTCTGCCCGTACTGGAGATCGGTGATCTTGTCATCTCCTGTGATGGATGGTTTTCGATCCACCTTGAGTCCCAACTCGGCTGCCACTGCTGCCTCCCCCATGACTCCTTGGAGACCTATGGAAAAATCAGATGACTCGCAGTAGCGTTGGTTGGATGCTGCCGTCTTGCATGCCTGCCTCTCGGAGGCAATCATTACCAGCACCGGAAGTTGGTACTGATTGAATGCAATGGTGACCTTCCTAGTTTTTTTCATCTGATCGTCGGTTTGGGATCAATTGGTCGAGATATCGGTTACGGTAGGGTAGGAAGTCAAGGTGGGAGTCCACCCCGTGGTAAATGTCTTCCGATGCTTGGAACCCAGGTTTTGGCAGTGCGATTGCCCGTTCCGGTGCGTAGGGAAGGATGAGTTTGAAATCCTCGACATCCATCAGAAGGTGTAGATGTCGGAAAACTCTATGAGTCTTCTCATGATTGCTTCGGCACGGTCAGCAGAAAACATGGTGCGTAGTTGCTTGGCATTACTGTTACTCGTCCAGATGGTTGGTTTGCGGTGCGAGGTTCGATACTCCAAGAGTTCGTAGAGGGATGCCTCTGCACGGTCGGTCATCTTGTTCTTGCCTAGGTCATCCAGCATCAAGACATGAACCCATCGTGTCAGATGCAACAATCCCTCTGCCTGCCGACGATGTTTGATGTCATCCGAAAACTGATCAGCACATGCGAAGGCAAAAAGTGTGGCAGGGCAGAAGTAGCACCACTTGCACTCCTTTGCTATGCGTTGAAGCAGTAGAACCCCCAATCGTGACTTGCCTGCACCGGAAGTGCCAACCATCCCAATGCCCTTGGGATTAAACTCCCAGGAGTCCACGGTGACCACTGCGTCAAAAGGCAGCCTGTTCTTGTCCGTGTCCCTGTAGATGGGTGGTATGGATTCATTCAAGTTGCGGATGCACATCTGGGTTTTCCCGTTCCTGCTATTTCTTGCCTCCTCATGGATGAGTTTATCCACACAGGGATCGCAGTATTTGGGAGTGAAGACATTCCTCCCGTTGATCATGGCGGGCTGAAAGAGGAAGGAGGTGCTGCATTCCTCGCATGTCGTGGTTTCAGAATGCATGATCATATTTTGATGAGGTGGTGGCAGCATGTGGGGTGGGCTTTCCGGTGGGTTGAAAGATTCCCTGCCACCCGTTGGAAATGGATGCCTTGAGTGCCTCCACTGCCTGGTCGTGTCCCCACTCTGCCATCTCTTGAAACTTGGCATGGATGGATGCCGACTTGAGGGTCTTGAATTTCGACTGCCTTCGGTAAGTCATGTACTCCTCCCATGCCTGCTTGAATTCCTGCGTATCCAACTCAAAAGGAAAAACAACCGGAGCAGCTTGCTGCGACTTTTTTGTCTTTTCTTTCTGGGTCATAGGTACTGGGTCATGGGTAATAGGTAGCTCAACGTTCGTTGAGCGTTCGTTGAGCGTTCGTTGAGCGTTCGCTCGATCCTGCCGTGCCTTGACAGAGAGGAGTGCCGACTCCTTGGCTTTTTCACTCTTGGCATAGGTGGAATCCAGTTCCTTCTGCACCCTGGGGTGAACCCATCCGGTGTCAGTGAGGATGAAGTATTCACCCAAGACATTCTGCACAGATGTTAGTTCACACCGAACTCGACGGGAGATCACCTTGGGATCGGGATCAAGTGGTGCTTCGGTATCGTAGCAGATGTCCAATATCCTCCTATAGGCTAGGTCTTCCTCGTTGGTAAGGTGAACCGTGGCGTGAGCATACGACTTGATGTTAAATGCAAAGAAATGCATCAGATGGTCGGTGGAGGGTTGAGTTCCGAATCGATCTCCCGTAGGAAATCCTTCACCTCTGAAGTCTGCCGTGCCACCAGGTAGCGTCCCCCTGCCCGTAGGATCTCCTCACGACAGGCTTGCTGCTCCGGTGACAACTTGCTTCCGGTCTTCAGTTCAATGCATACAAAGAGACCCTTGTAGCAGAGGGTAAGATCTGCCCACCCCGTTGGTACGAGATATGACCGTTTGTCAGTTCTGCTGTACACAAAAGGGATGCCCAGGATCTTGAGGAACCGAGTCACTTCCGAGTGCAGATCCTTCTCCAACCGATCCTTGATCTTTCGGTTCACCTCCTCTGGCAGATCCCCTGCCTTACCTAGAGTATTCCGGTCATCCTTGCTCATGCACCGGAGGATGTTCACTGGTAGGACAGGAGGGGTCATTGGATCAGATCCTTTGCGTACTGAAGTGCTGCCAGGAAACCGCACTCAAAGGCATGCTCCACCCGTTCCTCGGTGGTCGGGATCCGTTCATGATCTCCCTCCCTCACTAGGAGACGCACTGCCTCGGTTGCCATGTATTCTGCCTGGAGTTTTCTGAATTCTATAAGTGTCATTTCTTTTTCTTGGGTAAGTCTGGTTTCTGGTACGAGGTGTAAATTCCCTGCCCAAAGGAGGAATTGAAGGTGTGAGTGAGTCCCCGTCTCTTGAAGAAATCGTCGCAGTGACGCTTCATCTCTGCTGCCGACATCTGGGAAATGTCGCTGCCCATCTCACTGATTCTCATGCGGATCGGTCTGCCGTTTTGTTTCATAGGGTTCCCCATTGGGTTGCCATTGCATTTGCAATTCCCTGGTAGGTGGTAGACCGGATCTTCCATCGATCCTTGGAGGGTGCTAACTTGTTCTGACCGGAAGCAGTTTGGTTGCCCCACACTTGCCGTGCAGGAGTCTGGCATCCGTTGGGACATCCGTACTTCCCAAGGTCATAGTGGAATCGGCAACCACACTGGCATGCGTAGGATGGCAGGAAATGGTGATTGGGAACCAGTAGTGGCAAACCCTTCAACCACAGGCATGTTGCCTTGCTGGCATTTTCACCGAACTGATGCGGGTGAATTATCTGATCCGGTTTCCTAATCCTGCTACTGATCACCCCTATCGGGTTTTCAACGGCAACCTTGGGTATCGGTGCGTCGAGGAACAACCGAACAAAGTCCAGTGCCTCCTCGGTAAGTTTAGGGTCACGCAGTCCCCTTTTTGTCCAGTGCATACCCGAAGAGCAGAGGTAGGTGCATGGAGGAAATGCAATCAGCATGTCCCACCCGTCCCCGATGATATCCTCCACCCTTCCGGTGTGGTGCGGTCCTGGCGTTTCGGATGGCAGCAAATCGCATGAGGTGGCATCCCACCCCAAGGCACGAAAAGCATCACGCACCCGACCGGAATACTCACAGGCTACAAGCAGTCTTTTCATTCGCAAAAAAAGGTGGGATCGAACCCCAGGATGACCTCTTGGAACTCATCCAATTGAGACAGGAGTGCCATGTTCAGTGCCTTCATTGCTGCCAACTCGGATTGGAGTTGGGCATTCTGCACGAACAAGTCCCGTGTTCTCATGGATAGGTTGCAGTGGTTCCGGTGGATCTGCTGCAACTTGGCAATGAGATCACCCTGGAGTTTCGATGCCATTGACCTAGTAGGTAATCTTGTTGGAGAGTGCTACTTCGATCCGGTCAAGACGGGTGAGGATCGTAGACATGAACCCTTCAATCATCTGCTGGTTGATCATGGTGTCCTCAAACTTGCACTCGATCTGGCAAGCCTCCGGTTCCTGCTGTGCTACCCGTCTGCGAATCTTCTCTGGGAAGATTTCCTTCACCGCATTCCCAATGTGGGAAACCGTGACGACCATATTCAGTTCCTCTGCTGCCATTTCTGCAATGTCAGAATAGTAGAACTCGTTGATGATGTTGGGTCTATCCTTCAACCAGGAGAAGAGACTCATCTTCTGACTGATGGTTAGGGTTGCTCTGTTTTTCATGGGTATGTTTTCTATTGGGTTTGTATTACTTACTGCTGACCAGGGAGACGGTTGCCTCCGAGATTGTGGAAGGGATGGGTTCGTCGGTGAGTTCTGCCCACCGTTTCTTGACTGCCTTGGTGTCGAGTCGTTCACTGCCCTTACGGGTCTGGAGTTTCCAACCGGAGACGGTCTTTCCCGCTTCCAGGTCGGCTTTTAACGAGTCTTTTACTCCGAGGGAGTCAAAGATACCCTCCAGTGACTTGAGCAGGGTCAGAGCAGTTCCCTTGTTCGCAGGGGATGCCATGATCCACTCGGCATTGATGCGTTCCGGTAGGGCATCGACCAGAGTCAGTGCAACCTTGGCAGGATCCACCCATTCACTGCATGTGGATTGCTTCTCGCACCAGTTGCAGTACTGGTTCTTTTTCGGTGGTTCCACACCCTTCTTGATCCGATCAAACAGGGGGTAGATGAGACCCTTGCACTCCTCCAAGGTGGTCTCAAAACTCCATGCCTCGTTCTCATCATCGTCGTGGGGGATGATCACGCATCGGCACTCGCTCTCTCCGGTCAACTCCATTGCTGCCAAAGCGTAGCAGGAGAGTTGGTAGACATAGGATGAGACAGGCTGAACCCCCGTCTTGATATCCAGAATGACCAGTTTCTTGGTGGCATCCCACCCATAGGCATCAAGAGTGCCGAATGTGAGGGTCTCAAACGCATGCCCTGGGACATCCAGCATCTTCTCAATCCCGATGAACTCGGAGATCTGCTGCTGGATCCGTTTGACTGATCGCAGGATCATGGGGTCGGTGGAGACCCGCTTTCCCTCCAAGTGGTCGGTGATGTCCAAATGGATGGCAGTTCCACGGTGTGCAGCCTTGCCTACGGTCTTCTTCCCTTGGAAGGGGATGCAGAGGTTCTTCTTGTCCGTCGAAGACGGAGAGTGTTCGTGGTGTAGCTTTTCCATGATTAGGCAGCGACAGGGGTGAATGCTTTCACTTCGTCCCAGACTTCAATGAGTCTCCGGTGGATGCCCTTGGAGAGATCGCCAATATACTCGGCATCTCCGATTTTTGCCCCCTTGGAATAGAGGAACCCAAAGACCTGGTCATCGGTGACCTTGTCCCGTTCCATGAGTTCCGAGAGGGTCGGTGCTGCCACCTCTTGGGGTTGCTGTGCCTCGGCAATCGCTGCCTTTGCCCTCACGATCTTCTCTGCCTTGGTCTCCGGTGCTGGAGCAGGAGCAGGGGAGTTGTGGAACTTCTTTGCAGGGGTGCAAGCTGCCTGCCCGTCATCGTCAAGTGCTGCCAAGGATAGCAGTGCCGATAGGGAGTACCTCCGTTGGTACGATACGGAAGACCCGTACCCTTGGGCATCCATCTTGGTGATGATGAGGGGTGTGGTGGTTTCTAGGAACTCACCGGACTCATGCAGCAGCATGGTGGTGATGTTGGTGTCCCCCAAGAGTTGGAGAACGGATAGACCCACATCTGCCAGTGGGGTGCGGATTGCGTCGAGGATACCACCGAGGTTTGCGTAGGCATTCCGGTAGTGTGGGTTCTCTGCGTTCTTGATGATCGCAGGAGCGTGTGCGTGGAACCTTGCCAATGCTTTGGCGAGGGTCGTGATGTTTTCTGATCGGTTCATGTGTGTTTTGTCTGTTTGGGTTGTCTGATGATCCCCTCGGTCACTTGCCAGGGGGAAATGCTGTAGATTGAATGCGGAGTCCGGTATCCCGTTGGAGTCGGGCTTTGGAGTAACCCGTCCACCGTGCGTACCAGTTCCAGAATCGGATGAGGGTCTTCATCGGGTGAATCGGGAAATGATCCAGGTAAGGATCTCTGCTGCCTCGTCACGGCAGAGCAGGAGGGTTGCGGTAAGAATAAGGAGGAGGAGTGCAATCATGAGAATAGCTTTGCTAGGATTCCCTTTGGGTGGACTGCCACCTCTGGGCATAAAGGGGGATGTCCCCCTGCCTCAATCATTGCGTCAATGTCAGAGACCCGTAGCAAACGGGTTCCTCCAATAATGTACGACTTTAGTATTCCCTTGTTCATCCAGTTGTATAGGGTCTGCATGGAGACCGAGCAATAGTTGGCTGCTTCCCTGGGTCGTAAGTATGGAATCGGTTTACTCATGGGTGTAATACATTAGGAAACAAGCGGTGTACTCCCACCTTCACGCAAAACGAGAAGGAGTTGTTTGTGAAATTCGTCCACGAATTCCTCACGGGTCGGGAAAAGGTTGTCGATCTGATCTGCTTGGGTTTCATTAATGGGGATATCGATTGGTTGCACGGATTAGGTGTCTTTCTGTTTAGGGGTTTTGGTTTTTTTAGACTCAATGACTGCATCGACTACTTGGGTCAAAACTTCGGTCATGGTCACTCCCTTGGACTTCGCCAGTGCTGCCAGGGCAACATGCTGCTCCTCGGTCAACCATGACTGAAATTTCCGTTTTCCTTTTTTTCTCTGGTTTGGCATCGGTCTGGGGTGATTCGTATCTGGTGTACTCACACCATGCAAGCGTTATTTTTTAAAGAGTTGGGATTCTATGTAACCGGATGGGGAAAGGTTTCCCCGTTTGGAATCGATCTCCTCCCACTGCTTGTTTTTTAGGGTGATTGACTTGGAGGTTGAGGTGCGTCCGGTGGGGGGTCTCCCCGATCCGGTACGCTTGCCCCCGTGTGCTGGTGTCTTTTTGGGCATATGGTTAAAGCTGATAAAAAAACCTGTAGCGTCTAGCTTCGTGATCTATTGACCAGAATACCTGTTCAGCTTTTTCCGCTACTTCTCTTGCTTGGGTGATGTCTTTGCCTTGGGAATAAAGACCCATCAGAATGTCCCGTGCTTTTGCCAGATTCCGAGAGGCATCACGGTACTCCTTTCGGATCTTTGATGCCGTCTTAAAACCAAGTCCAGTGCGGTTGCTTGTCTTTGCGTATGAATTCATGGTCGTGGTCTCCGTTGGGTTAGCGATGCGTCCTTTTCTCTTCTTGGGCAAAACTTTCTTCCCGTGCCTCCAGGTAGTCGTTCAGATACTTGTCATGCTGGAGATCAGCATATGCATCGGGATTCGGCAACCCCATGTACACTGCTTGTTGGTATGCCCGTTGAGCTATGTCTAATGCCTTGCAAAGAATGATGGGTTCAACTCCTGCCCACCGTGGATTGCTGTTTTTCATGTTTGTTTTTTTCTGGTTGTGACTCGGCGTGATTGCCTCATCTACAACTAGGTATACTCCCACCTCTTGAATGCGTCAATGATTATTTCAAGATATTTTTAATGGGGTGTAGAACCGCATAAATACTAGGTGTAGAGTTCCTTTAGTTTAGAAAAAAAGTCGGCTAAAGGAATAGAAAAGCAATTTTCCGCAAAACCTTTTTGACAATCAAAGTTGCCAGAATGCCGTACTGTCCCTCCTGGTTACCAGGTTGGCATAGGTGGAATACAGCAGCACCGGAGAGGTGTGACCCATCTGAAATGCTGTGGTGACCGAGTTCTGCGAGGCAGACAGTAGCATGCTGGCAAAAGTGTGACGGCAAATGTTTGACGGGTACTCCGGTAGACCAAGCAGGGCAGCACACCGTTTCCAGTACGGGTCGAAGTCGTGGTTGGTCTTGCCCTCAAGGAATGCCCCATCCCCTCGGTGCATGTGCCTCTTGAATGCTTCGGTGAGACTGATCTGCCTCGGTCGCATTGCCATTCCCTTCTTGCAGATCTCTTTGGTTATTGCGATCTCGTTGTAATCCCAATCCACATGGTGGTGACTCATGCGTTTCATCTCGCATGTCCTTAACCCTGCGAACATCCCACCCACCAGGAATGCTCGGAACCAGCAGGGAAAGTCTTGAGCCAGCAGCAGTCGTGCCTCGTCAACGGTCAGTATGGCAAGTCTGTGTCCTTTCTCCTGCTTGTCCGGTGCGTTGATGAATGGCGAAACCGGAACAAGTCTCCTCACCATGTTCCAGTTGTAGAAAGTCCTGCATGTCGTAAAAGCATTGTGCTTGCTCCTCACGGTGAAATCTTTTCCCTTGGGAGACCGTAAGGACATGATCCATGCATCAACCATGTCGGCAGTCAACTGATCGGCAGGGAGGTGTCCGAACCTTTCACGCAGGAGGTTGGTTCCCCAGACCAAGGAGGTGAGAGTGGATGCCACCACCTTGTGTTCCCTGTCCTTGAGGAATGCTGCGACCAGGGCATCGATCCTAGTGACTTTGCTGTCCGGTTGGGGCGAGATGCCCATTTCCAACTTCAAGACGATTTCAGAGCATCCTGCGAGTGCTGCTGCCTGCGTGTCGTAGAAGTGCCTGGTACGCTTTCCGGTGAACCGTGCCGAGACATCCACCTCCCATTTGTTCCGTGCCTTGCTGAACTTGGGGTGCAGTTTGGAATACTTCATTCCCCTCTGTAGTACCAACCAGTACCACTTTCAAGGATTTTCAAATGTTTTCCAATATTATCAAATACTCTATAGACCCTGTGTTTATGCGGTTCAAAGTGTCAGACAATCCTACAGAGACCACCGTGGGTTGACTGGGACTCGAACCCATGAATCTCCTCTGAAGAATGGTAGTTTATACCACATCTCCTACCATTATTTATGTATGCGTCTCCACCCGTCATGCCATAAAACACTGGCAATCCGTTGCTCAACCAGGATCGTCTGCTCTTCGGTAAGGTCTTCAAATACGATGTGTAAAAGTTCGTGTACAAGGGTTCCCAATCTTTCTTTGGATTGTAGCCTGGAGTCCAGTTCCACCAAGGGGATCTTCCCGTAGGTTGCCTGCCCCATAGCTTTCTCCCGACCCAATTTCCGTTCCACCACTCGGATGGTTTTGGGTAGCGAGATCTTCACGCAATGAATTCTTTAAGTGCCTCGGCACGATTCAACCACCCCTTGAGAAACCTCACCCTGCCTCCGGTTGCGATGCGGTGGAAGTGATCCACACCCTGCTCAATGATGTCTTGTGCCAG